ATGGAATTGTCACCTGAGGAATGTGAGGAGCTGCAGGGCTTGCTTGGCATTGCGGACATAGGCAATAAGGAGGAGCTGAAAAAAGCTTTCCTAAAGGCATGCAAGGTGCATCATCCAGACAAAGGTAAAAAGGGGCACAGCTGCAGCAGGCGGGCGGGGGGGCGCATGCATTATCTAAGGGATGCATATATATGCAGGTGGGGATGAAAATGCAATGAAACGGCTGCTATTCCTCTACAATAAAGCAAAGCAAAGCAGCAGCCCCAGCTGGAATGGAACCCAGGTATGTCCCACTCCCCTCCACAGCCAACTCCCCTCCGCAGCCATACCTGCAGCCCTACCCCGGCCCAGCCACCTGCAGATCAGACACATACCTTCACCCCTCTGTAGGTTCCGGAGTATGGAACAAGTCAGTGGGACAAATGGTGGGAGAACTTCAATGAGCAGGACCTGCATTGTGATGAAGAGTTCGAGCCATCAGATGAAGACAGCCCCCAGGAGGGTCCCACCGCGAGTCAGGCAACACCGCCAAAGGCTAAGAGAAGCAGGACCACTCCCCAGTTCCCCGAAGAACTTAAGGACTATGTAAGCAATGCACTGTTCAGCAATAGAACATATAATTGCTTTGTAGTGTACACCACCGGGGAGAAGGGAAAGGAATTGTATCCATGTATCCTCTCCGTCTACAAATGCACATTCCTGGGCCTCTTTAATTACAGGGGGGATGCGCTTCTGTATGCCGTGACCCCGGGCAAGCATAGGGTGAATGCCATAGAGCATCTGTGCAGCAAAAAATGTGTGGTTAGCTTTGTGCAGGTAAAGGGGGTTCTCAAGCCCCATGAAGCCTACAAGGCATGCTGCCAGGACCCATTTGAGATGGTGCAGCAGAATATAGAGGGTGGTCTGCCTTCCAGCTTCTTTAATCCCCACGAGGAGGAGGACAAAGGGGTTAATTGGAAATTAGTGGCAGAGTTTGCCTGTGACGTGAAATGCACGGACCCCCTGTTACTAATGGCTCTGTACCTGGAATTTGTTACCCCCCCTAGTGTTTGCAAGGTGTGTGACAATCCTAGGCGCCAACAACATAGGCGGCACCACAGCAAAGATCACCATAACAATGCTGTACTTTTCCAGGATAGCAAGACCCAAAGGACCATATGTGCCCAGGCGTGCGACCTGGTCATGGCCAAGAGAAGGCTCAACTGCAAAACAATGACTAGGCAGGAGTTATTGGAGCAGCGCTGGGAGGAGCTCTTTGAGGAGATGGAGGACATATTTGGAGCCAGAGGGGAGGAACACCTGGCCCACAGAATGGCCGCAGTGATGTGGATAAGTGCCCTACATGAGGACATGCCAGACATCACATTCAATTACCTTAAAATGGTGGTTGGAAATAAACCTAAACAGAGGTATCTGTTGCTGAGAGGGCCAGTTAACTGTGGTAAGACAACTGTGGCGGCGGGTCTGGTGTCCTTATGTGGAGGGGCGTATCTCAATATCAACTGCCCTCCAGAAAGGTTGGCCTTTGAGCTGGGGATGGCAATTGACCAGTTTACAGTAGTATTTGAGGACGTGAAGGGAAAATCCCCAAGCTCATTACCTCCAGGGCTGGGCCTGGAGAATTTAGATAATCTTAGAGATCATCTAGATGGGGCAGTACCGGTCAACCTTGAGAGAAAGCATCAAAACAAGGTCACCCAGATCTTTCCCCCAGGCATTGTTACCTGTAATGAGTATGATCTGCCCTTAACAACCAAAATCAGAATGCACCAGAGAGTTAATCTGAAACATAGCCCCAACCTTCATAGGAGTCTAAGGAAAACAGAGGAGGTTGGCAGGAACAGGTATTTACAGAGTGGCATAACCTGGTTATTAATGTTAATATATCACAGGGAGGTGGCTGAGTTCACAGAGAAACTGCAGAAGAAGGTGGTGGAATGGAAAGAAAGGATAGATAAGGAGGTGGGGGAGGCGTGGCTCTACACCATGAGGGAGAATATAGAGAAGGGCAACAATATTCTGCAGAAATGAAATGTTTATTAGCTGTGGCATTGCAATAAAGCATTTACAAGCATGAACAATCAATTGTGTGGAATCCTTGACTCCTCCTGTCCAAACCTATTAATAAACCTCACCATGTCAGGGTCCCCCGGCAGTTCCTCCACCCCCTGATACACCCTGACCTCCTCTACCTGCTCCTCCATTTTCTGACCATCCATCAGTGGGAGGGATTGATTAAATATAGTATTAAGCAGACTGGAAATGGGGTAGGGGTTCTTCACAAGTCTTTTCCGCAGGGTCACAGACATGTATCTAGGCAGACCACGGAACTGCTGCATGTCATTGGGCTGGGTCAGGAATCCACAGATATCAGCGGCGGAGACATAAAGCTTATCCCCCTTGCACAGTGGGCCCACTCCATTCTCATCCAGCAGAATTGTTGTGACAGAATTGGTGAACTGGAGCACCGGGGGGGTTTGAATCCCTCCCGTGTAGGTTCCAAAGTAACGGGTGTTTTCATTCTTGCTGGGGTCAGGGCACCAACATTCCACAGGATACCAGCCATCCTTGTCCAGTATCCCCTTAAGGGTTGGGTCTAGTACTTGTGCCTTATTAGTGATTTTCTCCTTGGGAGGTATCTTTACAGCCTCCGCATGGTAGGGGGCTTTGTAATCTTCACAGATGAACTGCAGCTCTAGGGGCTCCCCGCCCACTGCAAAGAAGTGGTAATTTACACCCTCTATAGGCATGGCTGCGCCGTGGCCTGGGTCTGGGTTAAACCTCTTTTTGAACCCATGGCAGGTGGTTAGGGTGTTTATACCCACCACCTCTGTCTTGCAGCTTACTGCCTCCCACATCATTATGACCCCATCTGTGAGATTCTCATTAAGCATGGGGAGCTGTACTACACCAAGGCTATATCTTGGAAGCTCCTCATTGATGAGTTCCTCGTTTTCCCTTGATGTAGCGCCTCTCTGGTTATCACTGAATCCATAGTAGTCTGATTGGGGGGACTGACCCATCCGTGGGTTTAGAAAGAGCTCAATGGTTGTTGTGCTATCTGGTCCGGTTCGCAGACCTAGCACTTCTATCCCTCCTTTTATTAGTAGTTTTGGCACTGGGTCTGGGCGTGGCTTTTGTCCTCTTTTTGGGGGGCTCATCCTGCTCCTTGACCTCTATTGCTGCTTTCCAGGTAGGGTTAAGGTCTCCGTACAGGCCTAGAAGAAGAGGCAGCATCCAATCAGGGGCAACCCTTTGTCCTGCCCCACCAGGGGGGGGATATTTCTCCACATACTCTGCAGACACAGGCTGTGTCTTGGGTTTATCACTAGGCCTTCCGCCTCCACCCGCCTCTAGCTGGTATCTGTCAGGCTGTTCCACCCCCAGGCGCCTGGCAAGGGCCCTCGCCTGTGGGGGATTTAGGCCGGGGAGTTCCCTGTAGTAGCCCTGAAGCCCAGTATAGATGTTGCTCCCTAGGTTAGATACAGCCCATCTTGCATTTTCAAAGAAGTTTGCCAAGCTATGCTGGATTCCACTAGCTGTCCTGGTTGCCAGTTCAGTTGTGTGGTGGGCTATTTGCCGCCTGCTCTCCATAAGCACAGTATTCCAGAGGTACCGCCCAGCAAATGAATACATGTTCTGTGCCCACCGAAGTGGATCTATGTTGAATATGAATCTTGTGAACTCCTGTACACCAGGGAACAGGATGTCCATATCTTCCACGTAGGGTACAAGTGCCATCTCCCTATTTAGATTTGCAATTGGAGTGCTATGGGTAAAGGGGTTATTATAGAGGGCGCCTGCAACGGCGGAGAAGGTCACCAGAGACCCTACGGCCGCCCCCTCTGCTCCTGCTACAACTGAAAAGGCTGTGGGTAGGGTTGGTGAAAGGCCTTGCAGGGCCGCAAAGGCTTCTGGAGTTACGTCTGTGGCGTACAAGGCCTCTGCAAGGGAGATTCCTCCAATCTCAACAAGGTTTGCAATATGTGACTGCAGTAGCTGAGCAGTGGTGAAGGCCTCTCCAGTTAGGATAGCTTCAGCGGAGAGTCCTGTAACTTCCGCTAGGTCAAATACTTCAACTAGGATTGTAAGCAGTGCTCCCATGCCGCTCCCATTCCTAAAACAATAACACCCCATTAGTTCCTACCTTACTGTTTGAATTTGCCGCGCGCGCCCTGTTTCCGCCCCTTCTCGGTGGTTTCCCGCGCCGCTTTCAGGCAGAGTGAGAGGCAGGAGGCTAGGTAGGTTGCTATTAGCTCCGGAAACTCATATGACTCATCTGGTGCCTGCTTTGCGCAAGCACCTGCGCCGGTTTCCTGAGTAACTTCCCCTGTGGTTTCCTCTGCCTCTGCCTGCTGCGCTAGCCTTTGTATGTATTCAACACATGCATCTAGGTCATCCACAGAGAATTGTCCCTCCCCGTCCACATAGTCCCCCCGGTCCAAAAGTTCCACAAGCATCTTAAGCAACTCCATCAGAATTTTGCACATTAGCAGTCTGTTGCTCTTAAGATGTCTTCGCAGGCTGCACCACACCCGTTGCAAAGACATGTTCTCAGGGTCACAGCTGGCTCGTTTCCACCTGGCTTGTTTTCACTTCCTCCAGGACCCAACGCCTGGCTGAGCTATTTTTCACGCCTGGCTTGTTTACTGTGCCCTAAGGCAGTTACACCCAGGGAGGGCAGTGCCACTCGGGAGAAGGAAATGGGCGTGCCTCCAAATATTTTTTTAGTATTTAGCTGAGGCCGGAGGCCTTGGCCCCCGCTTGACTGAGGCTTAATAGCAGTAGAGGCCCCCGAGGCTTCAGGTAAATCCTAGAAGGGAAA